CTCTTGAAAACGTAATCAACAACCCTATTCTAGAACTGCCAAACGGCATGATGCCTTATGCTGGTGGTATTAGTTGGGCAGATGTCTGTGCTAACAATCAAAATCCAGACAATGTAAGAAGCCGTCTTACACAAATTAAAACTTGTGATTCTGATGACGAGTGTTCTTCTTGTGGCGATGTAACTTTTGTTATTATTTGAGGAGAAGTTATGCTAAAACCACAATTTCTCCTTACTAATAAAATCCCTATCACTGTTTTTAGACGTTCACAAGGTGAATTTATTGAAGGGGATTGGGTTGAAGGAACAACAGTCGAGTTTCCAATTGAAGGGAACATCCAGCCTGTAAAACCCCATGAACTTATGATGTTTCCTGAATCTGAAAGGACTCGTTCCTGGTGGAAACTTTATACAGCCGAAACTCTCCGTACTGAAAAAGAAGGTGTGGGTGGATGGGATGCTGACGAGTTTGTCTGGAAAGGTGATCGTTATAAAGTAATGAGAGTTAACAATTATACCAACGGGATGGGTATTTTGGAACATACGAAAAACTGGTGTGTTCGCATAGAAATCACCCCAAACTAAGGAATGTCTTATGTCAATTAAAATTACAGTAGACACTTCTGGTTGGGACAAGATCAAAAAGAATCTTCTACAAGCTAATAAAGAACATCTATCCGTGGGTTTCTTCGATGATGCGCAATATGGGCCAGAAAACGATAATCTCTTTGTCGCTACGGTTGCCGCATGGATGGAAGAAGGCGATCCTGTACAGTATCCACCAAGACCTTTTATCCGTATGGGTTTTGTTCCCAGATTAAATTCTAAAGAATACCAATCTGTTTTTAAGCAAGCAATTGATTCTGTTATGTCGGGAAAATCTACCTTCAAAACTGCGTATAATAAAATTGGACCAATCCTTAAGGTTGGACTTCAAAACGAAATTATTAGCTGGAATACCCCACCAAACAGCCCACAAACAGTTGCAGATAAAGGCTTCAATGATCCATTGATTAATACTGGTAAGATGCTTGAGAGTGTAGATTATAAAGTTGAAAGAGGTAGCGACTAATGGCTAACGTTTACTCTGATGTAAGAAAAGCTATTAGGCGTGCTGCCATCCAGTCTTTAATTGAGTTCTTCCCCACCACTGAAGATCAAGATAAATATGTGTTCTTCAGCCATACAAATGGATCTGAACCTGCTAATCCTTATGTTGTAATCAACATTCTTGGTGTTGAACAACAAGGGAGAAGTCAAGTTTCAAGTTTAACAGATAATGCTTTTGACCTTAGTGTCCAAGCACAGTATGAAGTAACTGTTCAGTTTGGATTTTGTGGTTCTACAGCCGGGGATATGGCACACACCTTTACTCAAAGAGTTAACAACAATCCCATTACAATGGAGGCTTTTAGAAAAGAATCCTTAAGTGTAATGAGGAAATCAAATTTAAGACGTGTTCCACAAAAACGAGATACAAAGTGGGTGGAGTATTTTAATCAAGATTTTGTATTCGCTTATATTGTAAATACAACCCAACCTGTGGATTACGTAGAAACGATTGTACTAGAAGACAAGTCTCTAGATCCTAGTACTGTATTTACTGTTCCTCCGAATGTTCCTATTCCATAACAACAAAGGAAAATAAATAATGGCTGGTGATTTAGACGATATCATCCAGATTACGCTAAGTCGTGAATCTGTCGCTGTTGCTACAGCAAGTTTCTCTATTCCGTTGATTCTTGCAGAGTTTACTAATTTTGCAGAACGTACCCGAACCTATAACAACATCGCTGACGTAGAAGTAGACTTCGATGAGGGTGAACCAGTACATGAAATGGCTGAACAACTGTTTGGTCAATCGACTGTACTTGGCGCTGTACCTCCTTCTCTTGTGGTTGGACGTAAGCAAATTGATAACACTGTCCTTACCCCAACTGTAGCTAACTCTGCTGTTTACACAGTAACAGTCAATGGTACAGCTTATAGCTTTACTTCTGATGCCTCTGCAACCGCCGATGAAATTACCGCAGGTCTTGAGGCCGCTATTACTGCAACTGGTGTGACTGTTACTGATAACACCGGCACTTTGACTATTGCGCCTACTACCCCAGGCGATAATTGGAGTGTTACAGTATCCGCTAATATCACAAAAGTAGACGGTCCTTCAACTGAAGCTTGGACTGATGCTCTTGCTGCTGTTGAAGTAGAAAATGATACTTGGTATGCATTGTTTAGCCCAACTCAAGTTCTTGCAGATCAGGATGAACTAGCAGAAGCTATTCGTGCTCGCCGTAAGATTTACGGTATCTCAAGTTCTGATGTAAACGCATTGACTACAGCAACCACAGACATTGGTGCAATCCTTTCTGCTCGTTCTGAAGGTCGTACATTTGGTGTCTGGTCTGCAACATCTGCCACGGAATATCCAGAAGCTGTATGGGCAGGTAGTCAATTAGCTGTAACTCCTGGCTCTAATGATTGGGACTTTAAGCGCGGTGTTGGTGCTACAGTAAGTAAGCTTTCCCCTACTCAGATCACTAACCTTAAAGCCAAAAACTGGAACTATTACATTGCCAAAGGCGGTGTTAATATTTTCATGAATGGTAATATGTTTGATAATCAACCAATCGATTTGACGGTGGGTGAGGACTGGCTTTACGCAAGACTGCAAGAACAAATTTATTTCCGCTTGATTAATAGTTTGAAAGTACCGATGACAAACGTTGGGATGACTATTATTGAAGGTGAGATTCGTTCTGTATTGGCACAAGCTGAGGCTAATGGTCTTATTGATTCTGGGTGGCAGGTTACGGCTCCCGATGTATTGTCAATCCCAGCTAACCAGCGTGCCCAGCGTATTGCAGGCACTTTCGTATTCCGTGCTCGATTCGCTGCCAGTGTCAGAAAGGTGGTCATCCAAGGCTACCTTAGCGTGTAAAATTACTTTACAGAATTGCTTCTTTAGTGTAAACTGTTTGTCTCTTTTTATTTGGAGAAGCAATTTTGAAAGTATCTTATTTGTATAAAATCGTAAACTCTGTAAACAATAAAGTCTATATCGGAATTTCTAAAAACCCAGAAACTAGATTCAAGCAGCACTTTGAACCAAGGTCTAATTGCACAAAACTAAAAAATGCAATTATTAAGCACGGTAAAGATAAGTTTTCGATGGAAATCCTATGTATTGGTGAGGAAGAGTATATTATTGACCTTGAGGTTAAAGCTATCATAGCCTACGACTCAATTAATAATGGCTACAATCTAACCCTAGGAAATCCAAGGTCAGGCGCACTTAGTCTTGCGGAGGAAACAAAAGCTAAAATTTCAGAAGGGTTAAATAAATTCCATTCCGAAAATATTGCGTGGAATCATGGCATTGTGATCGGAAGAGGGAAAGACTATGACCCCCATTATGTTTGTGGTTTTTGGTTCCCTCATCTTCTAGATGCCCATGAGGTGCTGGGTATTAAAATGAGTTCTCTATATCAGTGGAGAAAAGATGGTACTCTGGGTGATACTCAAAGACTCAGGAAAGATACTTTAGAGGTTCCGACTTATGTATCTGGGTTCTGGTTCGACACTCTTACAAGAGCCACTCAAAAATCGAATCTTAAAAGGTCTACCATCTTGAAAAGAATTAAAGATGGGTTTATTGAGCAGAAGGATAATAGAGTCTTTAAGACCGGGGAAGATAACCATATGACAGGAAGGACTGGATTTTCTCACCACAATTCAAAAGCAATTATGATTGATGAACAAATTTACGGATCTATTTCCGAAGCTTCAAGGATAACAGAATTTACAAAGAAAATGATTTATACAAGACTGAAAAATAACACGCCAGGATTTTCTTGGGTAGAGTAATTAAGAGGAATAAATAATGGCAGATGATTCCCTGCTCGGGACTTATAGTCCTGAATCACTTGATTTGGTAATCTCTGTAGCCGACCAAGTTCATGTTGTTTCTGGTTTTGCTGATGGCACGTTCATTAACATCACTAGACAAACTCCGGCTTCAGAGCTTTATGTTGGTGCTGACCTTTCAACTGGTCGTACTAAACGTCGAAATAAAGCTTCAACTATTGACATTACACTTGCCCAATATTCTGCAAGTAATGACTTTTTCCAGCGTATCCAATCTCTTGATGAAGAGGATGCAACAGACACTTACGTCTTTACTCTCACAATTAAAGACAACAGTGGTCGTACTGTAGCTTCTAGTAATCAAGCATTTATTGCAACTACCCCCGATGTGTCTTTTGATACTACTATGGGTACTCGTATGTGGCAGATAAGTGCAATTAGTCTGTCTACCCACTATGGTGGTAATGC